CACAAAATGATAGAAGCTGTAGTTGCATTACTGATGTTTGTAGGAGGAGAGATTAAGGAAGCGCGTATTCAAGACTCAATGGGAATGTGCCTTAGTGGAAAACGTAAAGCGGAACGTCAGTATTCAGAAACAGTATCTTACAAATGCTGGAAGGGTAAAGCAGAGTTAGAGGAAAATATTGATGGATCTTTATCCATAAAGAAGCTAATCCTTGAATAAGAAAAAGAACCCAATTGCTAAGCTTTTAAAGTTCTTTACTCCTAAAGTTATAAAAGATAAAAAGAAGTATAAGAGAAAACAAAAACATGAACAAAAACAAATTTGGTCAATTAGAAATGTCAGCTCAAGTAACTAATGGAGTTTGTCCTACCTGTACTGAAGTAAGTATGTTTATTTCTCTTAGTCCTGAGATATTCAGGTGTGTAACATGTGGAGCAGATTGTAAACAACATATTAATGGTAAAATTTCATATATTCCCATTACTACTGCTCACAGCATAGATGTAACAGTGGATGTCTAGAAAAAAGTCTCTATACGGGGTAAACCTTTATCATAAAAAAACTCAGAGAAAACGTCCGGGCAGGCATAAGAAAAATTTAAATAAATCAACTAAAAGAATGATAAAAAAGAAATATCGTGGCCAAGGTAGGCCTTGACAAATATCCTCTGATATCCTATATATACAGCATGAAAGAAAAAGAAATAAGTATAAAAGTGAGTAATATTACTTCTAAACAATGGGGTAATTTATTAATTGAGCTTAATCTTGTAAAAGATACGTGGCGTCCTTATGGACCTATACTTAAATTAAAAGCTACTAGTCTAGATCGTATTATTAAATGGGGAAAAAAGACACACGATGCAAAAGAAGATTGACGAGGCAGTTATTCTTTGGAATAAAACTAAAAATCCAAAGTATAAAGATTTATGGTATAAATTGATTAAGGAGTTTGCAAATGGCGAAGACATTAATAATACTAATATTACTGTTCGATGGAACGTTAGTAAAAGAGAAGTACGATTTGGCAAGATCGATGGAAGTACATGAATGTCTGATGTTAGCAGACGACCATAGAGAAGCCATTGCTACTTATAAAGAATTTGAAGATGCCATGCGTAATGGATGGTATTTAAATGATGGTAGAGGCACCTGGCAAGGTGTGATCTGTGAATAAACCTATTCCAAAGGGAAAAAGGAATAGGTTAATTGTGGTGAGAATATGTTCTTATCACATTTCTGCCATAAAATCAAGTTTCTGCTATTTCTTTGCACATAAATGTAATTGAAACCTTGTGTTTATTAACTTCTTCTGGACCAATTTGTTTTAATTTTCTAGCAGCTTCTTCATAACCAGCAATACTGCAGGAATAAGAGTCTTTAAATGAAACAGGCCATTCATAGCCAGGTAGACAGGTCCCTGTTTTCATTGAACACATAAATAAAATTAAAATTATTTTCATCTTGACATTCTCTTCTTGTTATCCTATATAGTCATTATTAATAAATGAAAGGAAATATGACAGACACAACCAAATATAGAAATGTCTCTCTTACCCACGAAACATACAAGGGAGGACATCTTTTATCAACAAAAATGTTTAATGGTTTACAGGTTTCCATGTCTCAGTTGATTGAATCTTTAATATCACAAAAGATCAAAGAACTAGGATTGGAATCTAAATTAGAAGCATACGATCAGCCTAAGAAAGTACAACATAGAAAGAAAAAGAAGAATGGTAAAACTAAAAAAACAAAGAATTCATAAAACTATTTGTGAAACATGTAAAGGGAATGGCTACATTAAAATAGTAGATCCAGAAGACCCTAAAGAAATAAATGTTCACCAATGCTGGGAATGTGATTCGGAAGGAGAATTTTATGTATATGAACCTAAAGGTATTGCAGGCGATGATGCTGATTACGATGGTCGTAATACTGACAAGTTCTTGCACTAGTAATAGGGTAGAATATAATCCGATGCCTACAATAGTTAGAATGGTATATGGAGCTAAATAAAAAAATTAACAGTTGGGGTCAGTCTACTTTCCAATCGAGGTTTAATCAGCCTTTCTACCATCGGTTGACTGTCGCCCCTTATCATTCATCGCCGATGGTAGAAAAATGATAACTGAAACAGCTTACATCGCAGGATTATTTGATGGGGGAGGATGTGTAACTTATTCTAAAACACCCAAGAAAAGAAAAGATAAAAAGAAAGACTACACGACTTGGAATATTAGAATGGAAATATCCATGACTGATGAATCAGTTATTAGATGGGTTCATGAAGTATTAAAAGTAGGGACCGTATCTATACGTAAGCCAACTAAATCTCGGACTGGTAAAAAAACACAATGGCGTTGGCGTTGTAGTTACAGAGATGCTTACTACGTTGCTAAACTTATCTGGCCCTACGCACAAGTTAAACTTCATAAGCTAGAACAAATTATAGATCATTATAATCCAGAATATACAGATTTAAAAAATGTTGTACACTTGGAGGATTATAGAAATGGATAATTTTTTCTTTATAGTATTTGCGTCCCTTACAATGATGATAATTTTAAGTTTATATATGCTATTTACTCTATGAAAAATAAATATTACATAACATATTATTCAAAATCGGATGGTAAAAGAGTTAAACGTCCTTATAATCCACATCATGAAATGCAACATGAGTTTATTGCTGGCTCAGGTAATCTTTGTAAAAGATATTGGGACGAGAGTAAGGAAGGATTGCGCACGGCCAACGCACCATGGACCATCACGGTTAGAAAATGATTCAAACCACTTTCTTTCCGGAGAAGGAGGATCCTTCTTTAAATCATTCTTTTTTGGCTCCAGTAAAAATAGAAATTATTATTCCGGAACGAGAAATTAAACCAGATACTTATTTAATTTATCCAACAGGAGGGTTTCATCATTTTTATGGTACTCCAACTCCAGGTCACCCAAGATATCAACAAGCAATTTGGCCCCATGTTAAAAGAGTTAAATATGAAATGCAGAAATGGCAAACTAAACATAGACAAGTAAAAGTATTTATGGATAAAGACTATGCATTTGTTTCTCTTCTTTCTACTAGACTAGGTAAGAGATTAAATCGCAAAAAGGAAGAAAACAGGCTTTTGAAACTTACTTTTCATAGATTAGTCGCTCTTGCCTTTATTCCTAATCCAGAAAATAAACCCCTTGTGATGCATAAAAATGATGATACAACTAATTATCTAATAGAGAATCTCAAATGGGGAACTCCATCAGAAAATATGAAAGGAAAAATAAGTTCACGTCCGGATACTTTACAACAAAAATATTTACATTATTTAAATAGAGGCATAGCGAAAGGATGAATAAACAAAGAGAAAAGGGTCGTAAATGGGATGGTAAATCTAGACCTTCTAATAACCTATATAAAAAAAATTATGATAAAATTTTTAAAAAAAATAATGAACCCAAAAATAGATTAGAACAAATGGAAAAACTTAAACACGATCCAGTATTAGATTAGAATGAAAATACTAGCAATTAACTGTAGCCATAATGCTTCTATTACTTTTTTGGAAGATGGTATTATTAAATTCTTCTTAGAAGAAGATAGACTTTCACGCGTGAAGAAAGACACACGGATCACGAATCTTTGTAGATTCGTTGCCGACAGTCATTTTGATATGGTAACTTATACTCATGCAACCATTCCAGTAAATCAAAAAGCTTTCTATAAAAATATGATCGAGACTCACTTGAAGGATAATAATATAACTTATGATAATTTAATTGAATTTGACAAACATCATTTAACACATGCCTTTGCTGCTCACTATAATGCCGGGTATGATGAATCTATTTCTCTTGTTATAGACAATGGTGGTTTAGAACTCCAAGTAGATGGTAAGGAATTGGGAGAAGAAATACTTACCATTGTTAAAATGAGTAAGGATCATCCACCTCAACAAGTATTTAAGATATGTAGAAATGAAGAAGGTAAAACATTTAAGCCTCGAAAAGATATGGAATTATACAGCGTTGATACTCTAAGCCCTGCCGGAATGTATAATCTCCTTGCTAAAATATATAAAGCTAATGAAGCAGGTAGTATTATGGGTTTAAGTTGCTATGGAAAAGATCCTAAAAGTGTTCCGGACTACCCTTTTATAATGGAAAAAGATATTTTTAGAAGTGTTATTCCGTGGCTTTATCGGGCTATTAGTTTGCCAGATAAATATATCAAACATGATGTTTGTCGAGGTTTACAAAAAACATCTGAAAATATTGTAAAACATTATTTTAATAAAATAAAAAAAGAATTTCCTAACATTCCTATTTGTGTCAGTGGTGGATTCTTTCAAAATTGTGTAGCTAATTATGCATTATTGCAAAGTGGTTATGAATTCTTTGTAGATCCAGTTGCTCATGACGGTGGTACTTCTATAGGTTTAGCACAACATATGTATTATGTAACAACAGGAAAAAAACCAGAGCCTTATAAAAATCTTTACTTAGGACCTACTTATGATTTTGATATAGAAGAAGTAAAAAAATTAACTAAAGGAAACGTATTACAATTAGAATATAAAACAGTCACTGCTAGTGAAGTTGCAACCATTCTGGCTCAACAAAAAGCTGTTGCTATCTTTCAAGGAAATTGTGAAGCAGGCCCTAGAGCTTTAGGGAATCGTTCGTTACTCTTTGATCCAAGAGATCCATTAGCTAAAGAGAAAGTAAATTTAATTAAGAATAGAGAATGGTTTAGACCTTATGCTGGAACCATTTTATTTGAACATAAGGATCAATGGTTGAATTTATATAATAAAAAACACACTCCCTTTATGTCTTACGCCTTAGAAGTCTTAGTTAATAAAAGAAAAATAATACCAGGTATTACTCATATTGATAATACATGTAGAGCCCAGACTTTAAAAAAAGAAGAAAATATTAATTTTTATGAGTTAATTGAAGAATTTTATAAAATTACAGGAGTACCTATTCTCCTAAATACTTCACTAAATCAAGCTGGACAACCTTTAATCTATAAATTAGATGATGCTTTAGATTTAATGAGATATACTCCATGTGATTATTTATATTTACCGGAGAAAAAAACTATGATATATAAAAACAAACAATCAGAAAGGAACTAAATGTCTGAAAATCTTGAAATGGAAAGTCAAACCAAAGATGTGGAATTTGGCGAAAAACAATACGAACAAAAAATAAAATATAATGAGAAAAATGCAGATAGAAATTTTTTAAAACCTTCTAAAGAACCTCAAATACCTGTATTTGTATATAATTGGGGACCTTGTGTTATAAAAACTAAAATTAAAGATAACTTTATGCAAATGCTTCAAGAGCAAGTAAAGAAAAATCATAAAGATTATTCACATAAACTAGCAGGTCAATTAAAGACTCAAATTGGGTTTGATCAAAAAAGTAAAGATATTATATCTCCTGAACTGGCTAAATATCTTGGAGCTTATGATCAAATGTATCAACGTTACCAGAATAAACCTTATGAAAAGAAACCTAGATATGCTTTAACTTCTCTCTGGTGTAACTATCAACACGCAGGGGATTTTCAGCCTCCTCATGACCACGATGGAGCTTTATCTTTTGTAATTTATTTAGATATACCTCAGACCTTAATAGATGAGAATAAAGCTTATAGAGCGACAGGAGGACGAAGTATGGGCCCGGGTGCTATCTCTTTTCACTATGGCGAAGGCAACAGACAGTCTATAACTAATATGTCAGAATTTCCTAGCACTGGAGATATGTTTATCTTTCCAGCGTGGCTAAAACATTGGGTCTTTCCTTTTAAAAGTGATTCAGTAAGAATTTCCATGTCCGGGAACATTCATTCCCATGTTAATATTAATATGTTAAAAGAAAATGTAAAAGTAGTTATGGATGATGGAGAATGATTTCAAAATATCATCATCTATACTCACATGGATTTATTTGGGGCTTTCTCGATAATATTGATAACGAAAGTTTAAATAACCTTTGTATAGAAAGTTATAAAAAACGAGGCCATCCCGATAAAAATCATATTCATTATGAAGATTCTATTATTCCTCTGAATGACGAAATTAAAAAAATAATTTCTCAATTGAGTGATGCTTATTATAATATATTTAATAAAAGACTGACACTTCAAAAAAAAGAAGGACGCTGGAGTCATTGGTGCCAGGTGCATTATAAACATGAGTGTTCTCATATTCACGATCATTGGGGAGCAGCAAATGAGGGAGATAATCCAGATGTATCTGCTGTATATTATCCGAAGGCTCCGGAAAATTCAGGAGACTTAAGTTTAAGATATAAAAAACATGAATTTGATAGAAGTCAATGGGACTTCACTCCTCAAGAAAGTAAATTTATTATTTTTGATGCGACGCTACAGCATTTGGTTTATCCGAACTTGGTTGACGAACCACGGATCTCAATTGCTTTTAATATGATGAAGACAGATGATGGAAAATAAAGATATAAAAGAATTTCACGAATTAGATAGACTAAAAAAGATAAAAAAGTCTAGTAAATACAAGTATATAGAAGGAAAACAACTTACCGATGCAGAGTCGGGAAATCGAATTTATGACATCTTAGGTAGTAGACTTCCAAGCGTGACTACGATATTAGGACGTACAAAAAATCAACAATTTATAAAGAATTGGAAGGCCAAAGTTGGAGAAGCAGAAGCAGAGCGAATCAAGAATTTATCTAGTAAGCGGGGGACTGCCATGCACAAGTTCATCGAGTCTCATATCGAAGGAGTTGGGTACGATGATCTTACAGGGCTCGGACAGGAGGCGAAAGCCATGGCCCAAAAAATTATTGACGTGGGTCTTACGCCTGTGGAAGAAGTCTATGGTTCAGAAATTATGTTACACTATCCTGGGTTATATGCTGGGAGTACTGACTTGGTTTGTATGCACAATGGTCTGGAAACTATTGTAGATTTTAAACAGAGTAATAGACCTAAGAAAGAAGAATGGGTACAAGATTATTACCTACAGATTGCAGCGTATGCGATGGCTCATGACTATTATTATAAAAGTAATATTCGTCAGGGTGTTATTATGATGTGCACGCCGGATTTATATTATCAAGAGTTTAAGATAGCTGATAGTGCTTTAAGAGAATGGAAACATAAATTTTTAAAAAGATTAGATGAGTATAATGAAATGATGAATGGAGAGAAGCTAAAAGATTTTGATGTTGAAGGCTTTAAAGCTCAGTTTGAAAAGAAGAAAGATGGAAACAAAGATCATTGATAATTTTATAAAGGATAGAGATTTATTTAGTTTTCTTAAAAAATATTTTCTATTTAAACAACCTCATTATTATGGTCATGGTAGCTTTCCTATTTCTTTTGATGAAAAATATGAAAGTTCTTGGAGTAAATGTTTTTATGATTCTCCTCTTAGTTTAGAAAATCCGTTAAATTTTTTCTTAGCGAGAAAGATGGGTATTCAATGGAAAGAAAAATGTGAGATAAAAGAGTTTTATATTAACGTCCAGCATGTGGGGATGGAGGGAGAATTTCATGTGGATAAGTCTGATGTAACTGGAGTATTGATGATGCGAGGTAAGGGAGACTTTGAGCTTAAGGATGGTGGGATAATAGAATTTGTGGAGAATAGACTTATTTTGTTTGATTCTCATAAATTACACAGGGGCCATGCACCACGGCACAGGGATCACAGCCCACGGATCACGGTGGCAATTAAGCTGAATAGTGGTAAGAATGAGTCTTAAATATGGCAGGAATAAGGCGTCATGACAGATTCCTATAGGTATGTAAAAAAAAATAAATTTTTAAAAAAAAACTACTCTAGAAAAAGTGTCTTTTTGTACAAATGGCTTAGAAGTGTTGGTATATAACAATAATGATTGCCATTTCATGCAAATAAAAAGTGTCATGTGACAGATTATTTTGTCACATTTAGGCTAAGTGTGACAAGTTGTCCAGATTGCCCGCGCGCGAGGCAATTCGTTTTCATCTTAATTTCATTTTTTTTTACATACATATACAGATTTTGAGGGTATAAGATAGGATGCCTAGGAAAAGAAGAAAAGCTATTGCCTCAATTGGAACTCCCGATATACCTTATCCAAAAGTTCGAGTGGAGTGGATCGACTGTGTGAGTGACTCGGGCTGGGCTAATGAAAAAGAGTTTGATAAGATGAAACTAGCTAAACCTGTTAATGAAGGTTGGTTGTATTCAAAAGATAAAAACTCTATAAAACTATTTGCATCATACGATAGAGAAGATGATGGTAGCTTTACCTTTGGGGATCGGACGATGATTCCTCGGGATTGGGTGAAAAGGATACAGAGAATATAATTTTTAAATGATACAGGATTTTTTTCCTACTCCAGTCTATTCTGAGTATTTAAACTTAGATGTCAAAGATATTGCTCAGTATTGTTTAGAAATGAAAAGCAATACTAAGAGTGTACAAATCAGTAACGTAGGTGGATGGCAGTCTCCAGGTCTTACAGGAGAACATTTACTTTTGAATAATTTATTTAAATCTATTCTAGATGCAGCTGAAATTTATAGAGATGCTATTGATTATAAACATCCATTAAGTATTAAAAATATATGGATAAATATTAATGGTTATAAAGATTATAATATTGAGCATATACACACTACTGTAGCTTCTGGTGTTTTTTATGTTAAAGCCCAAAGTGGGGACTTAGTATTAAAACATCCAGCTAGGGATTTAATTGATCAGAATTGGATGTCATCTGATTTGCAGACATATACTTCATATAATTCTGCTGTATGGAGAATACCTCCGGAGCCTAATATGTTAATAATTTTTCCAGGCTGGTTGTCTCATCGTGTGGAATCAAATTTAGATAAGGAAGATAGAATATCTATCTCTTTTAATTTAGGTAGATGAAATCTTCTCAGGTTCCTCAACAGCTTCCCCTTCAACAGACTTCATGTTTAAAAGTGGAGCGTAGTCGTCTAAGATTTGTTTCATTTTTGCTTCTAGTTGTTCTTCTGTCAGTTCCTCTAGTTTACCTGTTTTTATTATTTTTCTATCTATATACAATCCTGCTGCTTTTCCCCTGTTGGCTTCAGCGTTTACAGCGGAGGAAAAACTTCCTTTTTTTAAAGCGGCTTCTCTCAGGCGAGCAAGTTCAGCAATATGGTTCTCATAAGTAACTTCGTGTTTCCTAATTCTTTCTTCTCTTAGCTCTCCAACATATTTAACTACTAATGGAGATAGTCTAGGATTCATTAGTTCTGATCCTTCAACTCTACATCTTTTTTCTGAATATCCTGCAAGTTTTGCAGCTTCCATTTGTGAGACGGGTCCATCAGGGCCTCCGAATACTACGTACTCAGCAAAGCGCTTCTGCATCTCAGTTAATCTTTTTGGAACTCCCATGTTTTTTTCCTATACTATACCCAATGATAAAGCAGCATGCCATTACCGAGAGTATGGCTGTTAAATGCCAAATTATAAAACTCATACATTGACAATTTAAGGTAACTATCCTATATTGTCAATATGAAAGATAAACAAACATATAAAACAATAAAGGAACACGGGGACGATATGTCATATGAAAATGAGAGTTCTATCACTAATGATGATAGAGGAGCGTTAGATTTAACTTTTCTTATAGATAGCCATAAGAAAGAGATTTGGGAATATAAACAAAGAGAATCACAATGGGTCTTGGATAAAAATCAATTAGATGGACACAAGAGAATTGTTGAAGAGTTGTCAGAGAAGATTATTAATTTAACAAAAGAGCGTGTAGCAATTAATGACCGTCTTGCTGAGCAATATACTATTAATGATGGCCATAAAGAATTAAATGGTAAATTGCAAAAGCAGCTTAGTGAGCTAACGGAAGACAATAAGAAGTTGGCAAAACAAATTCAAGATTTAAATAAGCGATTATCATTGTTATGAGAGTTCAAGATTTTCAGCAGTTCCTTAGTCAGTTTACAAAAGGCTCCGACGCAATAAAAAATGCACAAGTATTTGTGGAAGTAAATGGTAAACTTGCAGCAGTGAGACGTATGGAAGTGCATGAAAATTCTATTCCTATTGTTGGACACAAAGGTCATACAGCTCATAGACTAGTTATTAAAACAGAAAAACCATCAAACATTATACTACCAGATAAGTTACAAAATGATTATTAAAGCATGTCATGGTTACCTTAATTAAGACATGGGCCCAGAGGCAAAATTTTACCAAAAAATCAGAAAAAATTCTAAGGGAATTATCTGGAATAGGATTGAAAACCTTAGCGCTTTGGGTACTCCTGATCTATTGGGCTATAATACTTTTGGCACCTTTTTCACAGTAGAGCTTAAAGTAACAAAGAGTAAAAAAATCCGCTTCAGCCCACATCAAATTGCCTTCCATAAACTACATCCAACTAAAACTTTTATCTTAGTCCAGGCCCTTGGTCCTGGACCCTTGAAACATGTTCATATGTTTCATGGTTCACGAATAACGGAGCTTGCAGCTTGTGGCTTGACGCTTGATGCTTGCAGCTTGGGGCTTGAGGCTTCTATAAATTATTTGAAGAACCTGAACTAGGTTCTGGTTTAGCTTGTGGCTTGGAGCTTGAAGCTTGACGCTTGAGGCCCGGACCAGGTGAACGCTCGCTTGAAGCCGTCGCTTGCTGCTTGCTAATTACCCGATCCGATTTATTACGCTTACGTAATTCTTTATAATAGTTTGGATGTCTCCACATTTTAATGTTTTCCGTATGATATATTAGAAATTGATTTTGTCCAGCAGGCTCTACATTCTTTACACTTGCCTCCCTGATTAGGAGCCGGGCATGTTGCGCTCTTCGTTACGACTGATGAAGTGTGAGTCCACGCCGTTGGAGGTGGGCCGTCGATCTTGCTTCCTGATAATCTAATTATTAAGTTGTCTGGAACCTCTTCAGGATCTGGAAGGTAGCTTCTCTCTTGTGTTGGCAGCCAGTGATTAGTATCTGGTGTAAGCTTACACACTTCTATAATTTTTTGCATGTGCTCAACGCTCTGTACGTCTCCCGCGTCGTGCCATCTAAACCATTTTTGCCGCTTGATTTGTGCTACCATAGCCATGACCCATGAGTCATGCTTCAGGCTGTCCAGTCTGTAGTACTGAGCTTTTTTAATTGCTGGATATCTTAAATAGTTTCCCTTCAGGGCATAACAGCCATAGCACGGTGTGCCTTTAACTTTTCGCAGCTTGGCGCCTGTTTGGCATTCCCAGGCTGGTAGGCTGTAGCTCAGGCCAGGCATTTTGCTGGTCCGGGTCATGCTGCCAGTTATTTTTTGTGCTTCTTTTACTTTCATTCTGTATAATTCCTTGTACTATTTAATTGTGTCTTTTTCGTGGCGCTTGGAGCTTGCAGCTTGGAGCTTGTAGCTTGTAGCTTTCTTTTTCTTTTTTTATTTTGCCGGGCCCTTGCGGGCCCGGGTCTTGAGAAATCATTTTGCGATCTCTTCATGTGGAAGTCTCGTCTCGTCCCATTTGCCACCTGGAAATTGAGGCTTATCCTCATCCCAGATGCCCTGGACCGCGACGTGACTCACAGTGTAGCCGGCAGCTTTAAGAGCGGTACGGATATAGAACTCGGCCGACGCGTCGGGTTCTTCCTTTTTTCTCCACTCAAAATTAACATTAGCACGCATAATTACTTTATATCAGGGATTTTGTGGGAGTCAAGAACTTTCTTTGCTTGGAGCTTGACGCTTGTAGCTTGAAGCTTTCTTCTTTAGAATCATTCTAAACTGATCCCAGGACACAATGAAAGCAAGAAGCAAGAGTTGGAAAACCACCCATAACTCTTCTACATTTGCGACAATGGTTAGTTGCCCATTGTGTCCAGGGATCAGCCTGGCGCGGTTCCAAGTATTTCTACTTCGCTACTTATCCAGGTTCCTTGATCGCGCTGATCCCAGATCCATCGACAGTAATACCAATTCCGGTTGCCAATGGATCAGGGATCAGTTCACGCGTGGAGGTTAATTCCCATATCGTGAGTTCTTACAATACCCTATTTGCAACTAGGATATTCAACACCCCTGATCCCAGATCGCTGACTAGCGCTATCCCTTAATACCAATTATAAGTTGGTTTTGGTTGTTCTTGTGCCAGCGATCAGGGATCAGTTCGCTGGACTCTTGGTGAATTCGAGATTCTGCCATCAAGCTAACAGCGAAGTTGATCCAATTAATTAGAGGCGTACAACCTATTCGAATATCAGTTCTCATACATAATTAATATCTCCTATATAATACTTGACAATAGCACTGTCAAGTGTTAATTTCAAATTATTAATAAAGGAGAAAAAAATGAGTAAAATACGTATGAATACCGAATTTAGAAATAAGATTTTAAATAGGTATGTTGAAAGTGCAGAAAAAGAAATAACACAAGAGCAAGACGCATTTAATAGTGCAAGGGAAAAAGTAGATCAATTATACCCACAAGCATTTAGACTTGCACAAGAAGTTGTAGGTCAAGCATATCCAAGTGATGATGTTGCGACTTGTAAAAGTTTAAAGGCAAAATATGGAAGTCCTTTAGATGTTGTTGCTAAAGATAAATGTTTTTATTTCTCTTATGCAAATCAAGATTATAGTGAAGAAGATGATAGTGAAAAAGAAATATCCGAACATTTTGATTTTGGTTTATTTGGGGAGTGTGATACTTCCGATAGTTATAACAATGAGAGTGGTAAGAAATTTGCCTATGCTTATAAGAGAGAAGAACTAAAAGCAAAAGATTGCAACCCAGATATCTTTGCACAACAAAATGGTAAAGATGATAACCCACATAAAACTAAACACATTGACGCAAACGACAAGGCACTTGGATATTCAAATTATTCAAGATACAATTCCGATAATGACAACAATATTGGAATTGCCAAAGAGTTTGATAGTCAATTTTATTTAGACATTATTGGAACTAGCCATTGTAGATCAAGAACTATTGCTTGTAATAAAGAACAATTTTTATTCTTTAAAATTTGGAAACAAGCAAAAGCAAATGTAATTACTTGTCATCAAAAATGGATAGATAGTATTGAAAAGCAAAAACAAGCTATGAAAACTGGCTTAAAGGCTTATAGGTATTTATCTGAAGGTGTTGAGTTGATGAAAGAACTAGGCATTGAAATTGATGAGGCAGAACTTGTAAGATGTAATTCTACTGGCTTAACAATCTACAACCCACAAAATTTGGCTAGTATGATTAAAGGCATGAAGAATACAACCATGACAAGAGAGCAGAAAATAGCAATCAGAAAGGAATATGAAAAACAAAATAACTTAAATTAAGCTATTGACAAGGCTATCCTATTTATGATAGGATAGCCTTAATTAACAGAAAGATATAAAATGGAAAACAATACACAATTTAGAATAACTTACTATTCTAACAAAGATAAAAAGCACATTACTAGAAATGGTAAATGGACGGAACAATGCAGATATTGGACATCTAAAGCTGGTGCAAAGTTAATGACATATTTTGACATGGACGCTGAGGGATATAGAACTGCTAAAGGTAGTTGGAAAGTTAGATATTAAATGAATAAATATAATTGGTGTCATGGTACTAACTGCCATGAACATCACACACAATCCAGAATAAGAGGAACTGGCAATAATAAAGTTTTAAGAACTATTAAAATAAAAGCTTATCAAGGTAAGAGCATGTTTGGCAATGGTGGTGGTAATATTTGGGATTACTTTTGTAATCATAGATGTTTAATGGACTTTGTTGCTCAACATACTCAGGCTATTATTAATATAGCACCAAGGCGCGAGGCTCTTGAAACTCCAATCAAGGTTGAAAAAACAAAGTCACAAGAATATAGAATGAGATATACTGAAGATGGTTATGAGAGAGTACCATACCAAGCAACAAGAACTACAATCAATTCAGTTGACAACAACGATGGATAATGTAGGATAAAGATATGAAAACAATTAAATACAATAATAAAACAATCAAGTTACCATTTGCCGGAGCAGATTATAGCGATGACCCATTAGAGATGGAAACAGTTTCAAATCCATTTAGTGGTGAGTCAATCGCAATGCCTAAATTTGCTGTTGCTGTGTATGATGTAATCATGGGCAGTAATATGATGGCACAAAAATATGACAGCGTTCATGGTTGGGGAATGTCTCCTGAATGGGACACTGTTCGTAAAGGTGTTGATTGGTTTCGTAAATACTTCGCTAAAGAATACATGGTTCTGTTAGACTAACCATCAACCAAAGCACGGGCGACACTGTCGCCCCTGCTTCCCCCCATCAATAGAGGTACCACAACCAATCCGAATAAACTTTAATTCATGAAAGTCGATTCCCTTATATATAAAAAGGGGTCCCACTACTCTAGGTTGTATTGCTTGATTTAGAGAGTTAATGCTGGTAAAAACATGTTGAACATCTTAAATAGATGCGAAAAATTTTTTAAAAATTTTGTATGGATTTAAATAATATAGATATAAGTAAGCTCCCGGTCGACGTTCGTAAAAAGTTTTTACAACTACAAGTGATGTATGCAGAGAGAAAAATACAAAACAAAGCTAAAAGTGATTTTTTAAGCTTTGTTAAATGTGTTTGGCCCGAGTTCATTGAAGGCGCGCATCATCGGCACATAGCACAGAAGTTTAATGACCTTGCAACTAAGAAAATTAATCGATTAATTGTAAATATGCCACCCAGACACACCAAGTCTGAGTTTGCATCTTTCTTACTTCCTGCCTGGATGGTGGGCCGTAATCCAAAATTAAAGATTATACAGGCAACTCACACAGGA